CGGCCCATTCGTTTATGATCTCAACAGCGGTATCGCTCATATAATGCCGCCAGTGTTCGTGATCGCTTTTGTTGATAGTCGGAAGTTTCGGTATCTCGCCGACAATCGCCTCCGTTTCCTCCTTCAAATTCTCGATGTGAACAAACCGATCAATAACAGGATGCCAATCCGTCTGATTCCTGAACAACCATTGATTCCACGTCCAATGATAGGAGGTTAAGCAATACCGGCAAAAGTCATCGAAGTTGGTATAGTCCCCGCCTTGTGACTGTATGCGCTTGATGGCGTTATAACGATCTTTCTCTCTTAAACAAGTAGAGGCCCATATTGAAACTGCGCGATCATAGGGATTTCGGCAAACCGTAAAGTGAACTGGCCTTAAACGCCCCTTGGGCCTTGGGTGGACCCCTTTGCCTTTCCTTCGACCTGGCAATACCTCGTACATCGTATTCGTCGCACACTTCATGGTACTGACAAACAGCCAATCTTGAGAGATGATCACAGCACATCCTCAAGCGGCTTTCTTGGGATAGTTAGGGCACTCTCCCGAGTGCAATTAATCAGATCAATACCGAGAGAATCCAAATCCTTGTACATCTCGACCATACGATCCGCCCATTTCTTCAAAGCATTTTCTGACGGATTAGAAGTTCTCCTATGCCTACCATGCCAGTGGGGCTGCCCGTCTTTGTACTGCATATCAAAACCAAGCAATACGATTTGCTTCAATCTTTCCGTCGCCAGAAGATAGGCAAGATTGACCGCCATATGTCCCGACCCGCCTCCGGTATGCAAGCTATCCCTGCCGAGCCCTTTCTCTTTTTTACCGTAGGCATACAGGATATTGAATTTAGCAGCAGCTGGTTTGGCCCAGGTCACTTTTAGTCCTTGAAAATCCCGCCACAGGTTCTCGTTGTGCTCCCACCATTTCAGATCGCAAGCGTACAGAACATCCGCCCACGGGATCATTTTGACCGTGGTATTAACGACGATAACCCGCTCGCCCCTTATTCTTTTCACGTCCTCTCTGGTGAGGCTCGGGCCGCTGGCCACAACGACTATACGATCAACATCCCAAGCGCCGTAATAGTCATCCGCGTAAGAAAGGGGCGGGGATTGCTCCCCGCCCTTCCTCATTATGCGGTCAAGTCGCCGTACTGAATGGACGCAGGCACGAACACCGCAAGGGCCGCACGCAGTTCAGCGCGGATCGTCAGAAGGTTCTTCTGGACGTTGGTTTCGTCCTGCTCGAACATCTCAACAATCGCGCCGGAGCGCATGAAGACCTGCATGGCGTTCCGATCACCAAGATAGAACTTGCCCGATGCCACGTCATTAGACGCAACCACAGGCAGGCCCCACACCATTGGCGTCAGTCCGCCGTTCAGGTAGGAGACAGCGGCGTTTGCCGAGGCCACCAGGTAGCGATCATCGCTTGAGCTGACCTTCAGTCTTTCCATGGCGCCCCAATCAGCGGGGTTCAGGAAGATGAAGTTCGGCTCATAGTCCGCGGCGATCACGGCATACTTAGCCCGATTCAGAGCGTCAAACTCATTCTCGCCCGTGGTCGGGGCAAAAGCCGTATGGTTGCCAGTCTGATCCAGTCCGGTCAGGTTCGGGCTGGTGCCGTTACCTTTCAGGACCTGAGTCTGGAGGCGCTTACGGATGCCGTGGCGCATTCTCCGGTCGATATACGACTGGAGGGCCGGGGCGTCATCCAGCACCTGCTTGGACACCTTGATCCAGTGGGCAACCGTCCGTACCGGCTCGTTGACCAGCTCAAAACTCAGATCCGATTCAGGCTTGCTGCCACCTTCCGCCGTCTCGGCCGCGTCATTCGTCCATGAACTTTCCTTCGTATACTCGATGGAGTTACTGTTGGTGCCGCCCATCGGCACAAAATCCAGGACGTTCAGAGAACGGAACGCGCCGGGAACAATGCCGGGCAGGCGATCAGCCGGAACCAGGGTATCAGCCGGTTCCTGCGGGCTGCCTTCCTCACCGATGATGGTGTTATTCTGGATGTTGATCCGCAGTCTCGGCGAAGTGCCGTCCTTGAAAGCAGCGAACGCCTCGGAATCGACCAGAGACTGACCGACGCTCGGGGTCGGCTCATAGGCCGATTTAAACCCTTCGGCGATCTTCTGCTCGATGTCCTTGATTCGCTCGGACACGCCCTCAAAATCCTCAATAGAGGCAAGGGACTGCGCCTTCTCAGACAAGGCTTTCACTTCGTCACGCAACTCGTTGGAAGCAGAACCCGCTTCCTTAAGCTGCCCTTCGTACTGCTGGATTTTCTCATCCAACTTTGCCTCGACCGCTTCAACGGCTTTATCGAGGACTTCTTTATTGGGGTCACTCATGATGTTTCTCCAGTATGGATTAAGCGATCCGCTCAAGGAATTGAGCGAGTATGTCTTCATCGTCACGATGGCCGCTAACAACATCACGTTGCGGAAAGCCCTCTACAACGGCGGCTTTGGCTTCCCTCTGCGTAAAGCCTGCGTCTCGCAAGCCCGCTTCAATCTGTCGTTTCAACCGTCCGGGTACATTGTTGTAGATCGAAAGATCAAACAAGGCTTGTGCCTTCTCATCTCCCGTGACGGTATCTATAAAGCCGTTCTGTTTGGCTTCCTCAGCTGTAAACCAGGTTTCCTCGTTCATCCATTTTTCGATATCGTCCTTGTTGTTCCCGGTACGGCCGGCAAACGTATCCAAAAGGGCATTATCAATCTTGCCAAGCATATCGGACATTTCATTCATTGTCTGCTTGTCGCCTATAGCCAGTGCCCAAGCATTATGGATCATAAGAAATGCGTTCTTCGCCATCTCCACTGAGTCCCCGGCCATCGCTATAACAGCGGCTGCGGATGCGGCAAGGGAACTGATTTTTACATGAATATTGGCAGGGTGTTCGATCAGATCGTTAAATATCGCGATCCCGTCGAACACATCCCCGCCCGGAGAATTGATCCGAAGCTCAATGTTTTTCGTATTGGATAATGCATCCAGTTCCCGGCGCATATCGGAAGCTGTAATACCGAACATACCAATATCTTCATAAATCGTGATTGTGGCGCTGTCTTCTTTCGCGCTCACATCGAATGATCGGTTCATGGCCCGGAAATAACGCGAGCTTCGATTTTCCGGCAATGTAACACCATTAATTCTGTTCATGGGATTCCTCCGGCGGCGTCCATCCAAGGTTTCGTAATGTATTCATCAGATCGTTTTGCTGGTTCGGTTGTCCTGCTTCTGTAATGGGCACCATTGTTGAATTGACGTAAAGCTGATCCCCGCCTTCTGCGGGGGATAGACCTTCCTGCGCTCTCGCCTCATTCGGCATAAGCTGGCCTGAATTAATAGCCTTTTGATTCGCATCCATCCTCGCTTGTTTGTCCGCCCTCAGAAGGGCGTCGAAATCAAACCGGACATCCACGCGTTTTCTTTGCTCAACGGGGATCAGATTGTTCTTGATACTGGCCTCGAATCGCTCCAGATACGGCCTGAGATTCAGCTTATAGAAGCCCTGGACTATCTGCTGAATGCCCGATCCCCACGTTGTACTGCCCGATGTATCATTGACCAATACAGAAGGAACGCCCATATACCGGCAGATATCCTCGATCTGAAACCGCCTCGACTCCAATAATTGGATATCCTGGGGGGACATGGAGACAGTTTCGTACTTCATATTCGCTTCAAGTACCATCAGGCGGTCATTATTCCCTTCCCGGAGTTCGTTAAATTCCCGTCTGATCTGATCTCTCTGCTCACCTTTCAGCAACTTGTCAATCATGAGTATGCCGGAAGGCTTGCCGCCATTCTGGAATATTCGTGAAACCCTGGACTCCCCTGCTAAAGCAATGCCTACCGTATTCCTCGCATACCCTAAAGGAGACAGGCCGACAATGCCATTACCAAACAGCTTGACGTGCCAGATCGAATCGTCGGCGTAAGAAGTGATCCCGCCATCATGGTAATAATTGTGAACAATCGTGCCGTCTTTCAGCATGCGGGTATCCACCTGACCGGCCATTAATGGCAAGAGGCCGACAAGCCGATTCCCGGATCGCTGCTTGACCGCGTAACAGTTCCCTCTCAAAACAAGGTTCAACATTTGAGTTTCCATGAACTCAAAGCGGGTCTGATATCGATTCACCTTGCCGTTAAAAACCTCAGCGACATCACCCGTATAAGGCGAGTCTCCCTGTGTGAATATCAGGGGAAGACCGGCCACCGCCTCCGACAAGAGCCGGGCAGACGCCCATACGGCCGACAACTGCATCGCGGTATCAAATGTGACCGAGGCGGGGCTGGCGTCGTGGTAGCGTTCCGGATCGGGATTTTGCGATCCTTCGTTCCGTGAGAGATCAAATCCGAGCCAGTTCAGGGCGCGTCGTATCATGCCACCAACGGATCGTTCAGAAATTCGCTGATATCGTCTTCCGCTACTTTCGAGGCGCCGATTGCCATGGCCAAGGCCACAACACCATCAATCCTTGCCCTGGACTTCTTCTTGTCGAATACACGGTTATCGGTTCCGGCGGGGTCTTCTCTCACAACAGCGGATGCCACATTCCATCTCAATATCGGGTTGTATTTCATTTTCAGCTTTCCTTCCACAATCAGATTTTCAAGTTCCTGGAATGAGCGCGGCATCCATAACGGGTTTTCGCCTTGTCTCCGGAAGCCTTGAGGGTGTTCGACAAGAGGCAATTCGATACCGAGATCAAGCAGATCTTCCTCCATTTCCCTGTGCCGGTAGCGGTCATAAGCAATGGATTCCAGATCGTAGAGACTCGCGATTTCCTGCATCCGGTCCGCGATTGGCAATAATTTGATCACCTTGCCGTCCGTGAGATTCAAATAGCCTTTTTTCGCCCACTCGTCATAAGGTACGCGATCTTTGTCAACAGCG